ACCCCGCCTCGAGACCCCGAGTTAGAGACCTGTCCGTACATTTCTCCTTCTTCTCTTATATTCTTCTCTCTGAGTAAACATGCCTGCCCTCAAAGCTCAATGGTGGTGTTTCACGGTCTTCTTCCTGTCCGCTACGGCTCCTGACTTGGTGCCACTGTTCGAGAACACTCACGTGAGTTACGCCTGCTGGCAAGAGGAAGAGTCTCCCACGACTCGACGTCGCCACCTGCAGGGGTATCTCCAATTGAAGGGTCAGAGAACCCTGAACCAGGTGAAGGCTATATTTGGGGATCTCAAACCCCATCTTGAGAAACAGCGAGCTCGTAAGACAGACGAAGCTTGCGACTATTGTATGAAAGAGGAAACTAGGGTTTCCGGCCCCTTTGAATTTGGGGAATACTGTCCTGCTGGTTCTCATAAACGCCGACAAAGGGAACTCGTAATTCGATCTCCGGTGAGAATGGCAGAGGAAAATCCGTCCGTCTTCCGACGAGTCAAGGCAAAGATTGCTGAGGAAGATTTTCAGAAGAGCGCGCCTGAGATTCAAATTTCAAATTTGAAATCTTGGCAATCGCGCTTGAGGACGCTCCTGGAGAGGGACCCAGATGACCGCACTATCTTCTGGGTTTACGGACCTGATGGTGGGGAAGGGAAATCCACCTTTGCCAGAGACCTCTACAGAAGTGGGTCCTGGTTCTATACACGTGGTGGCTCTGCAGATAATGTTAGCTACCAGTACATAGGTCAATTAGGAAATAATATTGTATTCGATATCCCTCGTGATAAGAAAGATTATCTACAATACAGTTTAATAGAAATGTTTAAGGATAGATTAATAGTTAGTAATAAGTACGAGCCTCTTATGGCTCCCTTAATTAAATGTATTCATGTAGTTGTAATGTCTAATTTTCTCCCAGACTTTGAGAAGATTAGCGTCGACCGAGTCCATGTAATCCCATGTAGACCATGTGGTGTTTGTCTTAAACACCACAATATTAATGATAATTGTGATGATTATGTGGATTAATTATTGTATTTTGTTTCTTTTAATAAAAGAAAGAATGAAATGAAAAAAATAAAAAATTGCCTTCCCTCCTATTTCATTTGAAAAACAAGTGCCGCGCAGCGGCATTCAAAAAAAATAAAATAAAAAAAACAATATACATTAATTATTATGTCTCATAAAAACGACGTCGTACTCATAAAACGCATTTGGGGCCAAAACATAAATATGTAAAACTTGTGTGCTTGCGGAACAAAAAGGGATAAAGATACGGTTAAGCGGAGTAAATTTGATAAGTCTTCAGGGGTATGCGTTGCAATTATTGAGGTCTCTCTGCTATAAATAACACGTCACGAGGCGGGTGTAGTATT